CCAAAGCATCATAGATTATGGGAGCATATATGAGAGTCCAGATGCTAGTAATTTGTTGATATACATCTCCAGTCGCATCATCAAGATAGAAATCACCATCATTGACAAGGGCAACAGGAGCACCCGTACCATAGGTCCAACCTGATCCACCACCAATGGGGCCATCAAGGGGATTTGTTAATCCTGCACCGACATAGAACTTCTGCGTATCAGTTGTAAAAATCACTTGCCCAACGGGGGCTGAAGCGGGGAGATTTGCACTCAACCCGCGAAGTACTCTAACGGTATACGTGGTGCTCATATTAGTGATCCTTCCACTATTTTACTACGGAGTATAATCCGGGTCTCCTGGATTCAAACTTCCCCCGTCAATATCGAATGCTGTTGATGCACCTGGAGGTGTACCGATATTCAAACCTGGAACTGTGTTATGACCAATAGAGCGTGCATAAACAAAAACAGCCACATCAGCCCCAGCATATTGTGCGGGATCAATGTAGATGACTCTGAAATACTCAACACCGTTCTGATCAACAAGCATCAACATAACACGAGGGTCTTCAAAGTTGTATACATCCTCACCTGTGGTGGGGAATATAAACTTATAGTCGTCGCTTACTAACTGCAAACTAGCAGTGCTTAAGTACATTGCTTGACGATGCCCTAATTGATGGAACACTGGTTGAGGATTAAACAACACATCATAGTAAACCGATGTGCCTCCACGACCAATTAATTCATCATTTCCTGTGGTCACTGTGGTACGCAAGTAAGAAGTTCTGGCCATCGGGCCAACCATTGCAATCGCTCGGGAAACAGCTTTTCGTAATGAGTTTGGTGATGCCATGGTTTATCCTTATGCGCGTTGAAGCCGCATGCATTGGTTAATCAATAGGTACTTCACATAGTTGTATGCTTCTGCACACAACATACTACCCTTTGGTCGAATGGTCTGACTGATCGAAACACCACTGACATTAATTGCCTGACGTGATAATCCTTGCAGGCTGTCTTCAAGTAGAGTCGTATCAAAGGTATACAAGTAAGCTGCTTGTTCGCACTGCGCTGCTTGCACTGGATACGGAATGTACAAAGTACCGTCCTGATAAATGTCGAGTGTACGTGGAAACTGCAAAAATTGGAAGTAGTTGTACTTCTGGGGCCTGCCATAGTTGGTTTTCACCGAGCGAATCTGTTGCTGTCTAGAATCGTAAACAAGGTGATAATCGGCCAGGGGATCAACGGGCTCTGTGAAATGCAGAGTCTCGATGATGCGACAAGCCTGTACTAGAAGCATCTCTGTTTGAGGAACCGTCAACGCCAGCATAGTAGCTGCCAGAGTACCATTCCAATGGTTTGTCCAGTACGCCGCGAAGTCTGCTGCGGTGACGTAGCTATTGGCTCGTTCGTCAGCTATGACATTATTTAGTTGTAAGAAGCTAGTCGATAAGGGTATGCCAGTATTGGCCATTGTCAGAGTTCTCCTTTAGCGTGCCTTATTCTGTGGCACGTAGCACAAAGCAAAACACACTTTGTGATCTCTTTCAACATTGCATCTGGCTTTCGTCCAAATGCCATAGCTGGATTTCCCTCCTTCACATTCGGGTCTGGGTGGTGGAAATCGTAGGCGGCATAGTATTCGGTCACTAGATTACAATCTAGGCACTTACCTCCTAACAACTCAACGCATCTCTTTTTCAAGTCTCTGTACAAGCCATTTAGCCTTTCATTCCTTAATGCTTGGCATGACTTGCAGCGTGATTTTCCCGTAGCAGCTATTCCACGGCAATCACAGCATATTCCTTTTTCACGTCTTTTCTTATGATACCTTTTACAATGCTCTGCTTGCTTATTTGCACATTCAGCACAATATCTTTTGTTTACCAAAGGAGACTTACTGCAACTGATACAAATTCCTAGTATCACACAGCGTTGTTTCCTATGTTTACCATAGCAAGTACTGCACGTAATAGCTCCAGAAGGAAATGTCACTTCTGTTTCATCTTTGCCACATTCTTTGCAATTCATAGCACCCCTCCAAGGGCGAGAAGGGTGATGTTGGAGCACCACCCCACTCTACTCCAAAGCGTATCCGCTCTGGGATTTCAAATTCTACTCATTGTAAGTTGAGCCAACTATTGTGTCAAGCACTCTCTGCTCCGCTAGGTCTTGCTCTGGCGGTCGTACTGCATCATCATAACGCTGATGCTTTCCTTTTGTATTGGTCTGATCCACTGCATCAGCCTTCCGTGCCTTCGTAACATTGGCCGTGCTAGGTGTAGTGCAGCCATCAGTTGTGGATAGATGACTATTCATCTTATGCTGTGGGCAACCGCTGTTGAAAGCGCAGTGATCATTCGGAGGAGCCTGTCCCTCTACACAGCAAGGCTTTGGGTCTTGGAGTTTCATTGGTGATTCCTTTGTATATCTTTAGATGCCTGCATTATCTGTTGAGAATGCTCATGTGCCATATGCCCTGATACTGAATGCTGATTCAACGTTCGTTCAATAGGGGCATCGGACATCGCGGTTTCTGCAGGGGATAATGCTGTACCTTTTTGTACGCCACCTGTCATATGCTCTCCTAATCATGGGCTATCGTATTTCTTCCCAAGTGATACTACCCCATGCCCCTGGTGCACCGCTGCCAAGACCTGTGACACAAAGTGAAAGTGTGTCTGGAGTAAGCCCTAAGATATCAAGTGTAATAGCTACCTTAGTAGTTAACTGCGTATCCTTTGTGGAATCAGTGGCTACTGCCATGCCAGATTGTAAGGATTGCCCTCTTCCTTCTGCTACAGGAGTACCAGCAATGCTGTTATTGCCATAGGGAACTGTCAAACTTATAGAACCCGCAGAGGATGCTGTACAAAGCCAAACACCATTGTTGGCTGTGGTACTAAATCCTGATAATGTAACCCATTGGTTCAGGTATTGATTATTTGCTCCCCCTAACCACGATCCTGTAATTACCTTAGTACTACCACTGTATGTTGATCCTGTGACAGTAAGGATTGTGCCGGAGGCTGCTCTATCAAAGTTAACTAAAGAATTCGGATCAACAGAGGCAAATGATGGTGAGCCTGCTAATGTTGGGTTGTAAACCAACTCCCAATAGACCGGCTGAGCCGCACCTGGAGTACATAAAATAGTGACGGCAACCGGACGTAATCTTCCTCTATTAGTTATAGAATTGAAGGTAGTTTTCGGTTGAATACTTACAAGTGGAGTGCGGACCCCTGTCGGAGTTGATGTGGCACTTCCCACACCCGATACCGCAGAAAATTGAAATGCTACTGGATTCTCTACACCACCTTCACTAATAACAGCCATGCAAACCTGCTTCATGGTGGTAGTGCCACTTGCAGTGCCAGTGTTCTGAATAAAAGCCCTGCACGGAAGGTTCGGTGTGTTCATGTACGGTGCTGTCGTCACATTCGCATTGAAAATTTGATGGCAGATAATTAATGCACCGTTGATGAAGAATCCGAATCTAACACGCCCAACTCCTAACCACTGAAAATCAACAGCGAATACTTGACACTTGCTGAAATCGAGAGTGACGCCGGAAACTCCAGTGCCGTCCATCTTATCAAAGTTCCAATTGGCCTGCGCGGTTACGGTTTCATTGAGGATGTTTACAGTCATGCCGGTTCCTGAACCAGCTTGAGTACCACCTTTGGTCGTGCCGTTAGCTAATGCTGTCGTATATCCAGTGCCCGCACCAGTTAACATAATTGCAGTCGGAACTCCACCAGACACGGCCAAAATTATGTAGGTGGCATCAGCATTACCATTGTTAATAGTCCCTGTATCGCCAACAGCATAACCACTACCGCTTCCGGGAGTCAGTGCTATTTGTGGAATAGGCCCAACCGATACACCAGGAACGGATGAGCGCATCACGACGCAAGCACCAAGCGTACCATCCATACGGAAGAATACACCGTCATTCGCATCGCTATAGCCTATTTCTGAGCGAACGTTACTGACTTTCCCACCGAGAAAACCAGTCATCATAATCTGCTGAGACTTTCCCGGTTCATAGCGCATGTATTGTTTGGTTTGATTGGTAGCGAAGTTACCTAGCGTTGTGCCACCTGTGCTCAGAGTCAGAGAAGATTCACCGCTTGTCTTTGTAACCGATCCACCTACCGACTGTGTTTGAAAAAGCAATGGTTGATTGTCGTACTGGAACTGAGTATCGAAGAGGCTAATGGGATTGGCAATGCGTATGCGACCAAATGCATCAGCAGCCTGACCACCAATGACAACCTGTTGTGATCCATAAACATCTGTTACTACTTGAGTATAAATACCCGTAGCAGCATTAGGAGGTGTGCCAAGTGACGCTGTGCCTGTAATAACAGCCCGTACTAATTGTGCTTCGTCATCTCCTCCAACATTGGTATCAAGGTCACGTACTGTACCAGAGGTGTTAGTACTTGATACCATGGTTTGAAGTCTAAAGTATGTCTGCGTTGTACTGCCATTGATATACACAGCCCTAAAATATCGACCACGTACTTTATCAGAAATGAAGGCACAATTATTCGCATATGCCGTAACATCTTGAATCTTATCCCAATTTGTACCATCTTGCGACCATTGAAGCTGTGCACCATTCACAAGAGATACTTTATCAGAAAAAGAGAATACAGTAGCAGATGAAATAGAAGATGCTGTGCAATCTACAGCCGTACCGATAAACATCTGTGATGCTACAGGTGATCCAGTAAAACCGTTGTATCCGCCTATAACCGTCAATGTTATGGAACCAGCAGATGATGCCGTACAAACAAAACCAGTTGAACCACTACTATTGTTTCCGACAGCAGCCCCAATAAAACCGGAAACATAAAATACAAATCCGACATAAGCGCTCGATCCACCTCCGACCCATGCACCAGTCAGCACAAGAGATGAGCCTGAATAGCTCGCATTTGTCACTGCAAGAGAGATAAGCGGAGTCGTGCTGCTGTTTGACGAAATTACTGAATCTGGTACTGGTGGCAGGTATGCCATAACTATTCCTTAGAAAATATTCCAGTTTCCCGATGCATCTAGGATAACTTCTACTGATTGATTATTTGTACTCATCACAAGCGATGCTGCGCCCTCAATATTGCCTGATGACGGTGTGAGTGTAACATTGTTACCAACACCCGTCTTATTCTTAATTTTGAACGTTGTTCCTATAGCTAAGGCAGAGTTAAGAGTCACCGCAACTGCCCCAGAATATGTAAGCATCACATAGTAGTCAGTAATAAGAGGGGTATATGAAGCACCCGTCTGCGTATTAACTTTGCTTATCTGACCACCTTGGTTATTGATGCCTGTTAGCTTCAGACTGCCGGTATAATCCCCAGCCGAACCTGTAGTTCCAAGAGCAATTATACCAGCACCACTGCGGGATATTAGAGTATCCGGTGTGCCGGGGGTTACTCCATCAAAAGAGATAAGTTGTGTTTCAGTCAAATCCCCTGTGAGAGATGCCCATTTGTTAGCATCAGTGATTCCATAACCACTAAGAGTTGTAGGATGTGAGGATAGATCGGAAAAAGTTGGCTGTGCTGTACTAAACACACCTGTAGTTGAATTATAAGCTGAAAGCCAATATGAGCCAACTGCTGCTTTCGTAACTGCAAGTTGTGGAAGACTGCTCAAATCACCATAAGCTCCAGTGTGAGCTACAGTAGAAAGACCAGAGATATCTGTATAAGTGGGCTGAGCCGCAGCAAAACTTCCTGTAGTTGATGTGTAACTTGTCAGAAATTTTGTGCCAACTTCTGCTATGGTAACAGGAAGAATAGTGTTGCTTGGTAAATAGTTACTAGCCAAGCCATCGGCATATGCCTTAACAGCTTTTTCTGATGGGTACAGAATGTTGGAATTTGCAGCTAAAGTTATGTCAGTAGTTAAATTTGATGCAAGCTGATAACCTAAATCACCCACTATTACATTTTCAATAGCAGCATCAACATAAGTCTTAACGGCTTTTTCACTTGGGTAAAGTTCATCGGAATCTTCTGCCAAAGTGCCGTCGGTAGTCATATTGGCAGTATTGCCAAGAGACAATAAAGCGTTTGATGCATACGTGTTTCCATGCACAGAACACGTAAGCATTAGAACTGGGAAAGCTAAACTAATGATTGCTTCAATTACTACCTCAACAATAGTAGCATCAGTTACACCTGATGGCATTGCTGAAAGATTAATTGTGATCTGATTGCTACCAGTAATAGTTGATGTTGCTTGTGTTAGAGCAACTACTGTTACACCATTAACAACAAATAAACTATTAGCGCTTCCTATAGATAATCGAATTTGATCAGCGATACCTGCTTCATTAGAACGTCGATTATCCCAATTTGCAAGTACTACAATTTGTGTGCCAGTTAAGGCTACCGCATCGGGATTAACAGGAGGAGCTGTATATGTAACAGTAGGTGTTATTACTCCTGGAGATTTCTGTGGCGGTATAAGTAGGTCACTCATGTTATTTATCCTGCATAACCGCTGTGCATCCTGCCTGCTTATTGAGACGAAAAGAGCCACGCGCGCTCAGCGCTACGTGGCTCATATTCCTATTATGTTTCAGATGGTAAGATCAAGGGGCAGGATTGCTCCTGCCCAAATGATTAGAATACGGTGATACGGATTCCAGGCATTTCCTTGATGTCGGCAACGATCTGCTTCCAGTACTGACCCGTGAGGGTAGCGCTGTCTGCGGGGTTGACTCCACCGTAGGTCATGTCCCAAGCGCAACCCTTGACTCGCAGGTTGAAGGCATACTCGCCCTGTATCCTGTCCACCAAGTTCTCCAACCCTGTGACGGGCTGCGAGATAATGTCACGCTCTTCGGACTCCGCAACTTCGACGGCATTCTCAACCAGACCGAGAACGTCATACGAGTCACCAACAGAGCCCGCCGTACCCGTGTAAAGGTTCGGGCTGTCCAGAACCACAACGGGCTTGCCGAATGTGGCGATGGTGCCTGCATACACGGTAGCGCCAGCCACTTCATACAGCTTGTCAGTGATCTGTTGCGCCATCAGGTCAAAATAGTTCTTGGAGTGCATAACCCAGCACACGATACGTGCCGCGCGATCTCCGAACTTGGCTAGACCTTTTACCATGGCAGTGTGATTCAGCGTGTTAACGCTGTCATTCTGCGCATCATACTGCAATGCGGAACCCGCATTGGAAACCGCAGCGCGCACCGCACCGATAGCCAAGTTGATATAATCAACGGCAATCGCGGGACCGCTCTGTTGACCCAGCATGAAGCTGAATTCCTCAGGCGAGACGCCGATCTTGCGGAATGCATCGCGGGATTGGGTTACTGGCCCAAGCCGACGGTTGATCTTCACGCCGACCATTTCAGTGGCGTTCAGATTGCTGTCGTTTACTGCGCTCACAGACGTGATATCACGCCGAGAGATAAGAGACGCAGTTGACTTCAAGAACGATTCACGCTCGAAATCGCCCAGAATGCTGCGAGTTACGAGACGGACTGCGTTCTGCGAGGCTGCATTGAAAGCCTCTGTATTTTGCTGCAGAGTTTCGACTACGCCACCCCAGAACTGGGCGTTATAAATGACGAAATCCGCTTCTGTACCGATGGTTCCTGGCATTTGTGTTTCCTTTTATTTAGAGATATAAGTGCAGAAAACTTGTGCTAGCCACTTACCTTACTTCTTTTTGATATTATTCGGCAAGAAGCAAGATAAGCGCCGAACCAAACACCAGGGCATCGGTTAGATGCCCCTTAGCTTGGAAACTTGTTATTTCGAGGGCAATTTTGCCCATGCATCGTAACCAAAGGATGAGATATAAGCAACCTTATCCTTAGTGGTCTTGATGTCAGCCTTCGTTCTAACCACCGAGGTACCGAGGTTAACACGACCGCTGTTGCCACTTTCTGTTGAGCCTGCCCCGCTCTTCACATTACCTTTTACAAGGTAAGGACGAGAGGCGGCAAACGCTGCGAAATACTCAGTAAGGGACATCGGCAGCAAAGAGCTATTCATCTTTGTTACGCCGTTTTCCTTAATGACCCACTGGTTAGCGTCAGAGTCAAACGAAATGTCGTCTTCAACTAACTTCTTCACGGTCTTCAGCTCGTGGAACTCCGCTCCGTTGGGGAGGGTCTGAGCAGCTTCCGTGATAGCTTGGTCCTTCAAAATTTTCTTGTTTTCCTCGATGACCTTATCCTTCGCTACCTTCTCTGCGTCGAGTAGGCCCTTGAGGTTTCTAGAGTTCTCTTTTTCTTGCGCCAAGAACCCTTGCATCTGCCGCACATTTTCATCCGTCGTATTTTCAGTCTTTGGAGCTACTGGAGCAACGGCAGGTTTTGTCTCTTTCTTCAAAGCTTCAATCGAATCCGACAAACCTTTGATTTCCTGTTCATGCTTCTCATTAATTTTTGCAAAGCGTGCATTGAACAGTTTGTTAATGTGCTCTTGCTGCTCCGCTGTGAATTCCACTACGGGTGCAGCTGGTGCTGCTGGTGCTACCGCTGGTGCTTCTGCCATAAGGTGTCCCTTCCGTATTATTTTACAACGGCGTCCCGTTGTCCGGTACAACTTTCATTGTCCGTATTTACTGAGGTATTCTACGGCGTTTGCGGCTCTTATAGGGTTATCTTTTAACCCTCCAATTGCAGCATTACAAACACCGTGCAAAATTCCCCTAAAACATTTTCCACAACTATAATTACCAGGACAACAGGTATGATTATGATCTGTAACCCTATCATTCTCCGGTAAAAATTCTTTGCATATAGGACAAAGATACTTTTGTTCTTCTAGTTTATCTAACCATTTCTTTTCGGTCACATTATGCTGAAGATAAGCTTTACCTTTGGGCCTACGTTTAGCATCATAAGCTTTAAATGCCTCTACATTATTCCTGTAATACTGTTTCTGATAAGTAGGATTCTTAATTCTATTGGTGGCAGATTTTATTCTTGCCCTCTCTAAATGCTTAGAGCAAAAACCTTTTCCTTCTACAGAAGGAAGAGAACAATCTCTGCATTTTCCAGGAGTGTTTCTAGGGCCATTAGGATAAATTTTTGGTCTTCCCATACTCTCTCAGCTTCCGAATTCAGCCCTATGACTTTCACCAAAGATGGGTTCAACAATAATGTCTTCACCGTCTGCATAGATTGCTGCCATGCCTCCAGTGCCAACTGCTGCTTCGCCCGACTCAGGCCGTCCTTCTGGGTTTTCTACCACGATATTTTCGAGGCAGACCAGATTGGATGTATGGCAAACAAAAAGTATTAACTCTTGAGGGGCATCTTCACCATAGTATGTCCATGGACCTGATGCATTCTCATGCTGAACTTCATGCTTGCCTCCAGTGCTTTCCTTTAAGAATAAATTCTTCTCAAAGAAATCCTGAGTGCGTGTTGTAAAATATTCTAGGGATTCTCCCTCAGGTATTACCTGTTCTGGATTATCCACATAATATTCAAGGATATGACCATAGACTTCTCTATCTCTACCAGATAGGAATCCAAGATTCCAACACATCAATCCTCGATCTTGTATAACTTCTATACCTATCTCTTCAGAAACAATGTCTGCCGTTTGCATTGCCCTAAGCATTGGGCTAGATACAATACGCTTTACATCAAAGTTCTTAGCAATGAACGCTGCAGCTTTTTCTGCTTGCGAAATTCCATTATCGGTTAAGCAAGAGTCTAAACGCGACCGGAATACTCCAGTCGCGTTCGCATCACTTTCACCGTGACGGAGTATTAGTGCCAATAATGTTTTAGACACTTTTATCTCCTGACGGTAAGTTTCTTTCTGCCGCTCTTTGCCGACTCTTTCTTAAGTTCGGCGGAACCAGACTGCGCTCGTGTAGGTGTTGAAGCTGCGGTAGCTGTATCCTTCCCTTTGGTTATGGGGGTTTTGGAACTGCCAACCCCAGGCTGTACACCCAAGGCTTCCGCAGACTTTGCACGAACTGCTGGTTCATCCATCAGAAGCGCGGTCTCGGGTGCCAGAGCAGCGCGACCCAAGAAGCCTAACTTCATAACGTCAAACCATTCGTCATAGTCGATGGCTTCAATTTCTTCATAAACCTTCTTACGTTGCTCAGGAGTCATCTTGCCATCAAACTCATCGATCATCCTCTTCATTTGCATTTCCGCAAATGTCTTTGAAGTAATCTGCAAGTCCTTAAACATAGTGCTGAGCTGAGACAGCGCATCAGTTAGGTTTGTAATCTGATAGTGATCTTTGTACTTGACTGAGCCTTTCCATTCTTTACCCATATATTCAAAGGTAAGTGTCATCAATTCCATTTCCAAATGCTCCAATGTTTCGGCGCGCGTGGCAATCTTTGGAACTGTAGTTTGGAAGGATACCGCTTTCGAGAACCCGCTAGACTTACCACCATTGAACAGGTCGTTCTGCGTATCCTGTGCTGCAATCTTGTACATCGACATCACATTGCTCGACCGCTCTTCCTGCAAGAATTTTGCGGGCTCGGTGGGAGGTGTGATATATTTCGGTTCTTTGGTTCCCTGAGCATACTTAAGCATGTTGGCGGTACTAATTTCGCCTTGCATCTGCTCAATCTCAGGCACGTTGGGATCACTCTCCATAGCTAGAATGTTGAAGCACTGGCGATAGAGGAATTCCTGCAACAGAGATGTAAGATTCATTACCTCACGGCTAATCCATGCCAAATCAGTAAGGAACGATAACCCCATGTACTTATCTGTTTTGCTACGTTTGTAACGTGCTATCTTGATGGGAATTTTCCCCATCTGATTAGCCATTACTTCACCCTTCTTAATTAAAACAGGTTCATCTGGGTTAGTCACATCTACTTCTGAAATCTTAATCTCGGATTCAGACCATTCGCTGTAGCGCTCGATACACTGCTTAAACATTCCAGCGCCAATACGTGTTTGATGCTCAACCCTTTTCATGTAAATCAGGTTGTCAAACGAGTCATGTGCCCAATCCAAAACTTCGGTCGGCTTTACCAACACCCAATAAGGCTTTATCCCTAATTCATCTTGCTGAGCTTTGGTCAAGTTTGTGGCGTCTATTTTAGGAGAATCCACAAGGACATAGGACATACCAAAAATCTGCATGTCATCGCATACCTGAGACATGAACGTAGTGATATCATCACCCTTCTTATTCACATCCCCTATGAATTCATCATAGGTATCACGATCAGAATCACCGTCTCTTTGAATTGTTTCGGTGAAGATAAATGTGGTAAAGAAATCCACTATTGGGTAGCAATAATTGTGATAATAAAGTCGCTTTGCCCGCTCGTTGAAATCATCCGGGTGTTCACGGGGATGACGGAAGATATTAGATGGTGATGCAAAATCCTTGCCGCCTTCATAAGCGGCCAAATAAAAGTTCCACAGAGGAGAATATTTCTGATACAGAGCACATTGCCCACGCAGTCGCTCAATCTCCCGTTTATCTGCATCTAACTTTTCGTCTGCTACTCCAATACTAGGAGTCTTGACGTTTACAACACTAGTAGGAAAGGAAGCCTCATTCCCGGTGTTCACTGAAGAGCCAGGGTATGTGAGCGTGCCCGTCGTCCCCATAGGCAAGTCGGCCATTTTATGACTCCTGTGCCCGATGCGTCAGGCGGAAATCCGTAGTCTTAATTCCCTTGCTGGAATTGCAGGGTTGACATAACGGTTGGATATTGTCTATATTATTTGTGCCGCCGAGAACTACAGGGATCACATGATCCGTTGTTAAGTTAATCTCGGGCTCTTTCTTACCACA